CCTCCAGTTAGGTAAGCTCAAGTTCTTCAGTAACTTAGACCAAACATTACAGGAGATATACTCATACTCATGGGATGAGAAGCTCCAATCAGATAAACCAAAGGTGATCAAGCACAATGATGATTTATGTTTCATTGGCAATACTGATGTAGTGGGGGAACCTATAGATGGTGCCTGTACAGGTACCAACCCAGTTTATGAGTTTGAGTTTTCCACTGGAGATAAGGCCACCTGTATAGCCAATCATAAGTACATTACTAAAGACGGTAAGAAACCGATTCACCTCTTGACTCCCTGCGATACATTGGGTATATTGTATCAAAAAAGGAGTATCCTATGGGAAATCGTATCATGGTTGAGTTTGATGGCAAGAAGTATTATCGGTATCCGGAATCCAAGTATAGGTCCCTCAGAGTTTATTACTACCGTACCGGTGGACATGGGCACAGCCTCCACAAAGCTATCTGGGAGAAGGCCAATGGTCCCATGCTTAAGGTCATGTGTATTCATCACAAAGATGAAGATACTGAGAATAATACTCTGGGTAACTTTGAGCTTATTTCAAGGTATGAGCACGGTAAAAGGTCTCATAAGAAGAGGGACGCTTACCTTCATTCGGATAAGGCCAGAGATCACCTCAAAGATATCAGACCACTCACTAAAGAATGGCACCGGTCTGAGGCAGGAAGAGAGTGGCACCGCAACCATTTCAAAGAGAACTGCCAGGCCTTGTATGCTAAATCCAATAAATTCTGCGATCTATGTGGTGAGAGGTATGAAACAGTGGATCACCAAAAGAACCGTTTCTGCTCAAATAAGTGTAAGTCCTCATGGCGACGTCAATCTGGGGTGGATGATGAATCCAGAATCTGCCCCATTTGTGGTGAAAAGTTTACTGTCAATCGCTATAGCCTTACTAAAACGTGTTCAAGGAAATGCGGTGGTTCTCTCCGCAGAACACTTAGGAAATAGACCTACCTACAACATCACAACCAAGTCCCATCAATACTACGCTAATAACATTTTAGTTTCAAATTGTGACGCACTGCGCTATGCCATTGTCGGAATGGGTGCCCACTATGAGATACCAGGTTCAGACTTCAAACCATCCTTGAGTCACCTTGAACAGGCCCATGCAGATTACCAAGAATCTTTACAAGAGGACAGCTCTTATCGAATTGTATAATAATGCTCTAATATTCGGTAGGAGTATATAAGGGCACCATAGATTGGGGAATCATGAATATAAGCAGCCGAGAGTGCGATTTTACGCCACGAGCCCATAGAGAATTTCATGCATGACTGGAATAAGAGACTATGGTCCTTGCTGATCGGGATGATAATGATAGGGATAATGTCGGCAGCGAGCCTTCTGTTGAATCTAAGGCCAAGTGGCGATGTAGGAGATGTGGGTCGTGCTGCAAGCTCGTCGGCCATGTCTGCTCGCCACTAAACCGTGGTGATAAGATGAGAATAGAAGCCTGCAAATACTATGATTTATGAATGCCAATGGATTGATAAGGAGAATATAACAATGGCAAAGTATCGTAAAAAACCAGTAGTAATTAACGCAATTCAGTATGATGGTAAAAATGGAACGGATGTTCTACGGTTTATGTTCCCTGACATTGAGCCCGATGCAGAGGCAAACGTGGAAACCATTAAAATACGAAAAGGTTGAGGACTATGATTTATGAATATAAATGTGAAGCATGTGACAATCTAACGGAGATATATAAACTTGCCAAATACGCATCAGAACGAGAATACTGCACCCTCTGCGGGCAACAACTCCGGAGGATCTTTAGCGTCCCATTGGTTTCTGTTAGAGCCGACACTTTCTATAATCATGGGCTGGGATGTATGGATTCCGGACCCGGAACTCTTAGAGATATCAACAGAAAACGATCAGATGAAGGACGACCTACTCTGATACCTATAGGTGATGAGAACATAGAACCTAAAAAGAAAAATAATGACTATAAAATGTCCCGAGATGATATGAATCAGATCTCGGCTATAATGGAGAAATGATGCCAGATTTAACTGAAGCTCCTAAGAACACTATCGAAGATAGCTCCAACATGACCCCTATTAAGGGGAAGCAAGGTAAGAAGGCATCCGGCGCTGACGATGTGAAGATGTGCCAACAGCTCATGGACATCGGTAAAGCAGCCAAGCAACCATTCTCTGCAGACTGGAAGACCCGGTATGAAATGTATCGTGATGCTTCCCAGTCCAGCAACAAGAAAAAAGCAAACAAGGTTAAGGCAGCACCGGTACTCAATGTAATCCGAACCACTGTCCAGGGAATTCTTCCTATCCTTACAGATGCATCGCCAGGTTTTAATGTATTGCCAGCCGAACCGAGTGATCATAAATTAGCAGCTATCCTTAATGACGCTGTCAGTGCTTGGTGGGATAAATATAGCATGGACCATACCATGGTCAATGTCCTAACGGATCAATCAATCTATGATGCCGGTGTAGCTAAGATCACCTGGAACCAGGACTTAGAGGATGGTGCCGGAGATATTGATTGTGAGATCATCGATCCGAATGACATATTTGTAGACCCTGCAGCCCAGGATTTTAACAAAGGGTGTGCCTGGGTTATACACAAGTCCAGGAAAACGGTTGGTGATATGAAAATGAGGTTCCCTAAACAAGCGGATCTCATCACACCAGAAGATGATAAAAATGATAAAGATCATGATGGTGGTACTGCTGATGCCTCTACAGATTCAATCACACTTGTAAGCCCCACGGATAAGGATGATGGCCTTAATGGTAAGACTCCGGCAGCTGGTACAGATCTCCGGAAAACTGTTGAGGTCTGGGAATGCTGGGTATCAGATGATGAAGTTCAGGAGTATTGGCTAGAGAAAGATGATGGCACTAAGGAGCGTAAGTTTAAGAAAACATGGCCTAATGGCAAGTTAATCACCTTGCTCCCTAATAAGAAATTACGGTTACAGGTTGTAGCCAATCCATTTAAACATGGTAAGTTCCCGTTTGTCCGATTCATCGATACGATCCTCCCAAGACAGTTCTGGGGTGAGGGTGAAGTACGTAGCCTTATGGGCTTACAGGTTATCATCAACAAATTATTGGGAAATATCCTTGATTACACGAACATGATGAGTAATCCCGTCTGGGTCACAGAAGATGGAAATGGCGTAGATCCTAATAGGCTCACCAATCAGATCGGTCTGGTAATCAGAACCAAAGCCGGAAAAAAGGACTCAATTCGAAGAGATCAAATATCAGCTACACAGTCAGGTGCTATTGAGCTCCTATCTTATATGATTAGACAGGTTGAAATGATATCCGGCGTGGGAGAAGTGTCTCAAGGTAGACGTCCTAGCGGTGTGACCGCAGCCGCAGCGATTGAGGCGCTCCAGGAATCCAGTCAGTCCCGTATCAGGATGAAAGAAAGATTAATGAATACAAGCCTCGGGCAGATGGGTTATCAGATCGTGGCCTTAATGATGCAGTACTATGATACGCCAAGAGTTGTTAGGATTACTGGTAAAGGCCATCAGGAATGGCCTGATTACTTTGACTTCTTTGTCGAAGAGACACCAGATGGTAAAGTAGCTACTAAACGCAAGTACGTCGCGGATGGTGAAGGTGGTTATGCTATTCAGGGTGCGGAACAAACAATGCCTACTAAGGGTCTGTTCGATGTCCGGGTAGCCAGTGGTACTAATCTACCATTCCAGAAAGCACAGCGTGCTAATGTCGCGTTTAAGCTTTTCGAATTGCAGGCCATAGATCAGCTAGAATTGCTTAAGAGTCTCGATTGGCCTAATCAGGAAGAAGTCATGCAACGTGTAGCGGAAGCTGCCGAGAAACAAGCAGCTATGATGCCTCCAGAAGGAGCACCAGCACAATGACCAGAACATCAATTGAATCATCAAATATTAAGTCGGTAGGTTATGATCCTGATAAGAAGATACTGGAAACTGAATTTTCAAATGGTGGTGTCTATCAATATTCTGATGTCCCGGAAGATGTTTATCAGGGGTTTATTGGTGCCGACTCACCTGGGAAATTTTTGAATGGTGAAATAAAAGGCAAGTTTTCATTCTCACAAGGGAAACAAGATGAGGCTCAGTAAAACAGGATCAAAAGTTAATGATCGAAAAATGGGCGTACCTGATGGGACTGGCCCACATGGGCGTGGAATGGGTCCTGGTCAGGGACGTGGAGATGGAACAGGATTGAACACTAACAAGCCTGGTGCCCAGAAATGGGATAAGATGCAGGCTATGAGGAGATCTTTAAATGGGTGATCAAGGATACGGACAAGCAGTAAATGATGCACAGGCTAGGTTAGATCAGGGTGATATGGCTCAACAAGAAGCTTCTCAAGTTCCGATTGAAAATAACCCTGTCATGAAATCCCTAGAGACTATTGGTAAGTTTGCACAGTCTTTAGAACAGAAACAGGATCCTAAGGGGGCAGCTATAATACAAGCTCTTCAGGCTCTTATTCAGGCAATGAGTAGTAGTGGAGGGCAGCTCGGTGCTCCCCAAGCTCCTAGTATACCGCCTGAGGCAGCGGGTGCACCACCACCTATGAGTCCTGGTGAAGAAATGGTACAGAAACCCCAACCACAAATAATGTAAGGAGGATGAAGTAATGGATATCAAATTCGCAGGTGACGGAGCTAAAGATGTTTCGTTGATGACAAGTACAGCAGAGGCACGCAGTGCAAGCACTTCTAAGGACGGACCAATTAAGAGTCCAGTGCCTGATCCTGGTACTACAATGAACACAGGTGATCTTCAGAAGTATGCCAATACTCCTAGCAAAGATGCTGGTGGTAAAGGTATCACTTTTACCGAAGGCACTTCGAAGGACTAATTTGAGGCAATCCTAAACAGGAACCTTATTCATATATACTGGAGGGAATGAACAATGGCAATAGGCGAACTTGAATCACAACCCAACTCTGAAGAACTCCCTGGGCAAGATGTACCCCAGGTACTTGGCGAAGAAGCGGTTGGAGATGGAGACGCAGGGCAAAAACCAGTTGAAGGTCAAGGTAGTGCGGACCAGGGAGACTGGGATCCAGCAAGCTGGGGGATGACCTATCAGGGAGCGAAAGTGTTTCCAAAAGATAGGCAACATCTGATCAATCTAGCACAGCAGGGATTCGGATATTCCAAAGGACAGGAACAACTGAAGCGCGACAGAGCTGAAGTTGATGGCCAGAAACAGCAGTATGCTAAGTATGCCGGCCTGGAAACAGCATTACAGCAAAACCCTCAGATGGCACAACAGATCTGGGGTATGGTAAATGGAACTCAACAGCAACCACAAGGTGGCGAGGGAGCAGCTGAGACTGCCCAACTTCCCCCTGAGATTACGACCAAAATGCAGGAGTTTGACGAATTCAGGAATAATTACGATGCACAGCAGGCTGATAACGCAGTGAAATCGGAAGTAGATGATCTTAAGAAGATGTACCCGAACGAACCATGGGATACTGATTCTGGTGAAGGTACTTTCCGGGAACAACTGATCAACCATGCTATTCAAAACAACATCAGTGACCTCAAGATTGCTTATAAGGATCTTATTTGGCCACAGATGGAAGCTCGTATTAAAGCTGAGACCCTTAAGACCCAACAGGATGCCCAAAAGGCAAACAAGCGGTCCGGGATAGTCGACACAGGAATACCTGCCAAGGGTGGTGCACCTCAGAAGGCTGGGTATAAATCAGGTGATTCATATCAAGACCTTGTATCAAAGGCAGTCAATACTATTTGACATAGCCGGAGGATTTAATAATGGCACTTACATATAATGATGTTAGCGCAATCACTCAGGACTATTTCGTCCCGAAGATGATTGATAACATTTTTGATTCGAATCCGCTTCTGCAGAGACTTCGCAAGTCTCACTACGAACGTCTTGGTGGTGGTAACATCATCCGCGTTCCTGTAATGTACGCATCAACCACAGCTTCTGGCTGGTATTCAGGTGCTGACACGCTCAACACTACTGATAACCAACAGTTTGAAGATGCTGTTTTTGACTGGAAGCAGATTTATGCAAATATTTCTATCACTGGACTTGACGAGCTCAAGAATAGTGGTAAAGAGCAGATTGTATCCCTTGTAAAAGGTAAAGTACAGTCGGCTGAGAAGACTCTTGCTGATTCACTTGGCACAGGTATTTTCAATGATGGTTCTACCAGTAATGCAATCATCGGTCTCCGTGCAGCAGTAGCTGGTTCGGGTACGACTTATGGTGGCATAAGCAAGACCACCTATTCTTGGTGGAGAGGACAGACTGACGCTTCTACTACGGTTACCACAATCGCAGCAATTGAAGCCGGAATGAATGACGCAGCTATTGGTACAGACGGACCTAGCGTTATCGTAACTACTCGTAACATTTACGATGATATCTTTGCAGCCGTTCAGCCTCAGCAGCGTTTCGTAGATTCTGAAACTGCCAAGAGTGGTTTCAAGAGCATCACTATCAACGGTATCCCTGTTGTTATTGATTCTCATTGTCCTTCACAGCACCTTTTCGCGATCAATGAAAATTACTTGACGCTGAATGTACACAAAGCTCGTGATTTTAAATTCGAGCCATTTATCAAACCTACAAACCAAGATTTGAGTACTGCGAAAGTGTACTGGACTGGTGCGTTGTGTTGCTCGAATCCTCGTATGAGTTTGATGATGTCTACGTTGCCTGCCTAAAGGAGTTGCTCCATAGGTTGTCGTGAAATTGTTTTTTAATCCCCTCCCTGTAATAGGGGAGGGTATGTTACTAAATTTTGGAGGAATTTTATTATGGGACTTGGTACTTATGGTGTCCAACAGGTTTTCACAGAGACGGTCTCGAATGTGACCGCTACTAACTCTGTGGCACTTGGAACTCGTCGTATTGAAGGCGGGAATGAATATGTTTATGTCTATAACCAGGCCGCTACGACCTGCTCTGTAGGTTTCGGTGTTATCCAGTCTACTCATTCCGGTTATTCAGTATCTATGACTGCAGTCCTTGGCGATTATTGCTTTGGTGTAGTTAAAAATGCCGATATCGGTGCAACTGAGTACGGTTGGTTGTGTGTTAAAGGTAATTGCCATGTACATATGGTTACAGATTACCTGACAACTGTTGTAGGACAGGGTATTACATTGACAGCCTCTGGTTTCGCTAATGTAACAACCGGTGCAACAGGATCTACCTCTAAAGCTAGTGGTGGATCTATCAATAACTTTGATGTTTGCGGTGTCTCAAATGAAGAGACAGGAACTGCTCAAACGGGTTCTGCTTACATCAATTGTTATGGTGCGTAAGTTGTTTTAAGGGCTAGGGTGGGGTAGAAATGCCCCACCCAATTTTAGGAGGGTAGTAAATGCAATTAGTAGAAATGGACCTTCAGTTCTCAGCTTATATTGAGGGACCACCTATTACAAAGGATCAGATGTGGGATGTATGCACAGGAAATGATAAGATTACCACTAAATCGTGGGGCACCACATGGAAGGATAACTCGCAGGAGAACCTTAAACAGTTCGACTACAACGAGAACTCTGCCATGCAGCTTCACGGTCAGGAAGCTTATAAGCCTGTAATTGTAGCCGGATCAGGTCCTAGTCTAAAGAAGAATTTCATGGATCTTCTTCCTAAGGCTACGAAGAATCAGTTTGGAGAGGAAGTAGTTAATCCAGGCAGGGGTGATGTACGAATAGTCTCATGCTTGCACAATTTTCCGTTCTTCGAGGAGAATGGCCTTATGACCGGGGACGATTATTACGTTACCTTGGATGCCGGCCCGATCGTTATAACGGAAATGACCGAAGGTGGAAAGGAGTCTGATGATTGGTATTGGGATAAGACAAAAGATAGAACGCTCATTGCTCATCATACAACAGATCCGAACCTACTTAAGAAGTGGCAAGGTAAGATCTATTTTTACACGGATCAAGCTCAGCATCCTAACGCTGTTACGTCGATGGGTGTTGACCCTAAAGTCTGTGTTCCTTTCTCTGTGGGAGGTTGTGTTGCGGGGGCTGCGACGTATTTTTCAGAAGCAATCCTCGGGGCGTCTTCCCTGATTTTTATAGGAATGGATTTCTCATTCTCCTATACTAAGAAGTTCCATGCCTGGGACAGTCAGTATGACCAGAAGTTCTCAGGTGTCATCCCGATGACGGATGTGTTTGGGAACCGGGTGTTTACTTGGCCCAGTTACCGGAACTTTAGTTGGTGGATGCAGTACCATGCTTGTGGAGGATCAGGAGAGAACTACCATAACTGGACGAATTGTACAGAAGGTGGAATACTTGGAGCTTGGCCTGATGGTAATATTAAACAAATAAAACAGATGGACCTGAAAACAACGCTCGGATTAATTAATAGGCATAAAGCAATGCCATACTGGGCTGAAAAGATGGTCCTACTCTGGTAGGAGATTAATAAAATGGGTGCAGATACATATGCAATCAATCATGACACTGTTGTAGGTGACATGAGAACTCAGGTCGGTACGGTTACTACTACTGACATGGCTGAGACTGTGTTCGTGACTGGGATGAATTATATATATGGTGGATCTTGTTCAGCAGTAGACCCAAAGGCTGCAGCTAGTCAAGGTCTTAGTTTGAACAATACTAATGATGGCTCTTTCGCTATTACGACTGCTGTGTCGGGTACTGTTTACCAGACTATAATCTACGGGCGTTAACCTCTCTATTGGGGGGCTAAGTGGCCTTTAGACAGTCTCAAAAGGATGGACAGTTAAATTGGAATGATAACCGGTATTTGAAGAATACTGATTATACCGGTTATCATGACTCTGGCTTTATTGATGCAACAGGTCTTCTCCAAGGAGTAGGTACTGGTGATTCCCATACTGTTGTAGGTACCAATTTACACTACGATAGTACTAAAAATTACTTCGGGATTGGTACGTCCACTCCTTCCTTTCAAACTGAAATTTATAATGACTCTACTCATGCTACTCTTGCTATTACGGGTACGAGTGATTCTACATGTAACCCCCAAATAATATTCAATGAGGATACCACTGCTAAATGGAATATCGGTGTAGATGATGGTTATTTCAATTTATCTAAATCCGGAACTGTTGGGACTTTACCATACATAAAAATAAATCCTAGTGGTACTACTTATCTCAATATAGACCCAGAGGGTGATGGTGGAAGGTACCTCAGGATCAAAGAGGGGACCGGTGATGATTACGTAGGGACCATAGCGAGGTTTGATACTGCTACTCAATCTTTGTACTCATGGAGCGACACTGCTGATGATGCAGTGAACATAGATATTTGTAGGGGTAGGGGTACTTCAGCGGCGGATTCTGCTGTTGTTCAGGATGAGGATAGTATAGGAGCTATTAATTTCATTGGTCAATTACCAAGCTACTGGGGAGCTGGTTTATATACAACTGCTACAATTAAATGCAAAATGGACTGGACTGTATCAGACGATAGATTCCCTTCTAGATTAGAGTTTTATACTTGTTCTAATGGTTCTAATTCTACAACTGAGCACATGCGAATTGATAGTTACGGCCATATCTTTCACTATTATAACACATTAATGGGTTACAGGGGCTCTAAGGATATACTACCTGAAAGTCAGCTGGAGCTTTATGATGAGAATGCTGCAACTGTCCTAACAATAACGGCACGGGGTGCCGGTAGGTACAATCCTGAGATACATTTTAGGACTGGTGTCGATGCTGCTACTGTTAAATTCCAATTGGGGGTATCAACAGCAGATGGTAGATTTTGTATTGAACCAGGTGCCGTTAATGGTGCAGTTAATACTGGAACAAATTTTGTAATTGATAATGATACCGGGTATGTGGGAATGGGGATACGTATCCCAACATGTAGATTACACGTTGTTGGTAGTGCCTGTATTTCTGAGGGTTTATCGATTAGTGGTGATATGACCATTGGAGGCACAGTAGATGGGGTAGACATAGTTGGATTAAATACAGATTACCTTTCACATGCTCACAGTGCTGGAAGCCCCACGCAGGTATCACATGGAGACTTAATAGGGGTTACTGACAGCCAGCACCATGCACCAGTAACGATAACTGATACTTCCAGTATTGATTTAAGTCTTGCCGGGCAGGCTGTATCAGCGGATGTCATACCGGGCGGGGTTGATCATGATTCTCTTTTAAATTATTCAGGGAATGAGCACATAGACCATACTGGCGTGTCAATTAATACAACAGCACCTTTATCTGGAGGTGGAGACATTTCATCTACCAGAACTCTTTCACTTGGTGGTCTTGCGGCATTAGGTGCGGCGAATACTGTGCTCGGGATGAATAATGCGGCAACAGCATACGAATACAAAGTGCTAACCTCAACCGCCAACCAGGTAAACATAGCTCATGCAGCCGGCACAGTTACATTCTCACTACCGCAGGATATTCATACGGCTGCGACTCCGCAGTTTGCAGGGCTTGGGTTGGGGATTGCTCCCGGTGCTTATGCCTTAAATGTAAGTGGCGGCAATATTAATTCAGTTGAACACATTTTTATCAGAGCAGATAACAAGGCATTATATTTAGGTGCAGACGTTGATTTTGGTTTTTTCTTTGATGGAACTAATTTAAAAGCAAGAGCATATTCTGGCTTGGGAGTGGAATTTTATCGATCTACACATGTAGGTATTGGGGTTGCACCTACCGCAAATACTACTTTGTCGGTTCAAAACGATAGAGGTACAACCAACGTAGCCAATCTAAATGGCGCAAGTTTTGTTTTAAAGGGTTATACTACGGCTACAGGGAATTATGGTGGAGCAGGTTTTAGTTGTCAGGTACAAGGCCATGTCTCAGCAGGGCAGACAAACTCGGGAACTTTATACGGTGCAAACTTTCAAGCTTACGGGTTTAATAATGGTCAATTAAATGAGATTAAAGCACTCCAGGCGGCTTTTGGACTGTACACTGGTTCAACTGGTAATCTTATAGACGCTTACGGAATTTATCTTAATCCTATAGCACAAGGAGCAGGAACCACAAACAACATGTACGGAATTTATCTTGATACGCCTTCTGGTGCAGGGACAATAATAAATTCTTGGTTCATTTATTCTTTATGGGATGCACCAAGCAGGATTGTAGGCGCTTTTCAGATAGCATCAGATACCAATGGCTTAGTATTAGGTGCTGCACAGGATGCTTCAATAGTTTACAACGGTACAAACCTGTTAATAAATTCTTCTCTTGTCGCTCCTTCTGATATCCAAATAACATGTGGAGCTGAGAAAACCGTTGAATTGCAGAATGTGGTTTATGATGATATCTACTTCCCAATGTCGGTGGGAAAGGTGGGAGGGGCAAATCAGCCAACTTGGGCGGCATTCCAAGGAAATACCTATGAATATTCCTTTGCTCTTAGTGATTACATACATTTACCAAGTCAAGAAGTAACGCACAAATATGCTGAGGGAACAGCGATTGAAGTCCATGCCCATATTGTTTTGGACGGGTCGGACGTTGGGGATACTTACGCAAATTATGAAGCTGAATATACGATTGGAGACCAAGGTGAAGTGATGAGCGCGGCGGCAATTATCACTACTGGGGATTTTCTTATTACTGGTGGGACTGCTGATCGGACACATTTATACGTTACCTTCCCCACAACAATCGCAGGCGCAGGATTCAAAATCGGTTGCGCTGTGAAAATGAGGTTTCGTCGTATTGCCCTTGTCGGTGCTGGAAATGCGCCAGGGAATGATCCGTTTGTGCTTATGGCGGGAATGCACGTTGCTGAAAATACCATGGGATCACGTCAACTCACTGCAAAATAGGGGTATTTTATGGCTATAGAGATTAGATATATTGGTACAAGAGACAAATGGGGAATGTGGGTTGATGGTAAATTTTCTAACTATGTGGAGGAATGTATGGTAAAAAAAATTGAATTTGCAACAAAGATACAGGCAAAAGCAACATCTCTTGCAGGTGTCAGAGATGCTCTAGGGGAAATTGTTGAAGTATATCTTGCTCGCGGGTATAACGAAGAAGGCGCAGACCCGATCAAAGAGGATGATCTTGTTGGGAGTGGAATTGCTTTGGCAGATTTAAATGCTTGCATTACCATGTTTCAGAAGCTTTCAGTCTCTACAGTAGAAGATAAATTAACCGTTAATAAAATAAGGAATGACCTGTAAGGGAGGGAATCATGGAATTAGATCGTAAAGTAGTATTGTGTAAAAACATTATTCAGGCACTTGAAGACGGCTATGAGGGTGCATGTATGGAGCTTAAAATCTGTGTAAAAGTCAATGACGAAAAAAATGCAGAGATTCTTAAAAAATCGGCTTTAGAACTTGATAAAAAAATTGAGGCAGCAAGATCTATGCTTGCTGAATATGAGGCATCTATTGAACAAAAAGTTTAAATGGTGAGGGGTTATGAGTTCTCAATTAATTATCTCCTAATAAACAACACTATAGTAAAGGAGTACTATTAATGAAATATCCAGTAAAAATCGATGTCACTATTCCGGTAGGCGATAAAACCAGTTCAATGGTGGAATTGCTTGATTTTGATAGCGGAGTGGTTGAATTACCTGCAATTGCGAACAATTTCACCCTACAGGGTGCTAATGCCAGTGATGATACACCGGTACAGTTTTTCAATTACCATGACGCTACGGCTACCCCGTGGTCTGTTTTGGGAACAAGTGCTAAGGCTGTCGATCTTCCGGAGTCAGCCCTGGCATTCAGGTATATACAGGTAGCATCAGATAGTAGTGCCGTAGACGGTACACCAATAGCATGCTATCTACATGTAGCAAACTCAGGGCAATAACTAAACTTAATGGAGGGCTTTTAAATGCCAGTAGAAATCGTACAAATTGATGGACGACAGGTAAAGAATCCTGTAGCAGTATGGAATATGGATCATGTAACTTACACGGAAAAATTTGAAGATGACACAATTGTCATTGAACCCGGGCACTATAAAGTAATGTCCAGGTCCGAAGCGGTCATGTTTATGGGTAGTAATCCGGGTATGGACGGAGATATTTTCCGGACAAAGAATCTTGAGATTAAAGCTCTAACACCAGATGCAGCAGTCCCTACAGGAGAAGCAGAGCGTGCTGAGGAGTCGGCTACGGAGTTTAAGTGCCATCTTGATGGCCTAACGTTTGATACACAGGCAGAGCTCGACGTGCACCTTGCAACTCATTCTAGTGATCTGATTAAGGAAGATGTACCACCTGTAATTGATAAATCAGTCCCAGTCGGTAAACCTATATGCCCATTCTGTGCCAAAGAATTTGATACAGCAATTGGACTCAGATCTCATATGAATGTTCATGTGAAAGAAGAAAACGCAGCTAAGAAGGAGTAATTTATGGCCCTAACACCTGCCAGCCTGGTCGAGAGGATCAGGTATATGACCGGCGAGAGTGATACTTTCTGGACAGACCCAGAAATTTATGCCTATATGACTGAGGCCGAGCAGCTAGTTACTGACCGTGTTGATTGCAGTCAGGACTCTACTACTATTGCTTCTGTTGCTAATCAACGCCAGTATGATGTCCCAGACCGAGTCAAGGATTTGAAGCGGGTAGAATACAATGGTCAGAAGATAAAGAATATTGATTTTAACGAATTGGGAGCTCTGGAGGATACCGGTAGTGATTCTACTAGTACTGGGGATCCCCGTTTCTATTATATGTGGGGGGATAAAATAGGCGTGTCCCCCGTTCCGGGTAATGATGGTACAAATATTAGTATGTATTTTACTGCGGCTATCACGACAGATTATTCTGCTGCTACCGCATCATTCAATACCCCGAGCTGGATTCCACATTATTATGCTGATTTTATTTTATGGCGATCCTATATGAAGGATGACGAACTCAAGAAGACAGCTTCAGTTTATGAGGCCCGTTGGGAACGTGACCTGGAAGAAATAGAGTCAGCTTGGAAAGATCGTCAGATGGGTGACCAGTATACAACAGTCAAACAAGATGATACATATCCTACTTCAAGCATGGGAATTATCTAAATGCGTAAAGAGACCGAACTCAGAAATTTCTACGGTGGATTAAACACCAAACAGGACCCATTAAATGCTCCAGATAATGAGTCCCCCGATTTAAAGAACGTAGAATTTGATGATATTGGTGCCCTGACTTCTAAGAAGGGGTCTTATAAGTATGCCCAGATCGCAGGGTCAACCGCTGGAATCGATATGTGTAAGGAATTTACTTGTCCGAAAAGAGATTATTTGGTTGCCGTTTGTGATGGAAATGTGTATGAGACTGTAGGCGGCGGGGACATGAACCTTATTGGCACTAATTGCTTTTCTTCAGGCTATCAGTGTTATGGGACAGTTTTCCAGAATAAAATTTGGATGTCTGACGGTATTGATGGGGCATATAAGTGGGATGGGGTCGCTATGACCACCTGGGGTATCCCAGATGTCCCTGACTCGGCCGTAGTTGGTACTATTACTGCCCCAGCTGGTTCTTCATCTCAAATTTGTAACCTTAGTGGGGCTTACCAATATGCTATTGCTGGGGTGAACTCCGCAGGAGCAGTAGGATCATATGATGTTGTGTGCGATCCTTATACAGCAGTAGGATCACCGGTTTATATAGATAACATATATCAATGGCCAACCAGTTCCGGTGTAGAGTATAAATACTTATGCCGTAATACTGCTGGGGCATCGGATGTTTTCTGGAAAGTGACACAGCTGTCGAACAACCAGACTTATTATGTTGATAATAATCCGGATGTTAATTTAGTTGAACTGGCTCCTACAGACAATAATGCTCCTCCCCCCTTTACGTGTCATACAATCGTACTGAATAGGGTATTTGGGGCTAACAGACTTGGGGATAATCCATCCTATCTATATTACTCTAATACTAATGAACCGGAAACATTTCCGGGAATAAATATAATTCGAGTAGGTGATGGTGATGGTTTTGAAATATACGGAGTTGCTAAGTTGGCCAATGGTTTAGCAATATCCAAAAATGACGGTAATGGAAATGGGGCCGTCTATATGCTTTATATGCCCAACAATGAACCATCTAATTGGTCCATATCTAAATTAGATGCAGATTTTGGTGGTCAATCTCATAAGAGTATGGTTAATTTCGGGAATTATTTGATGTATGTTTGTCGGTATGGAGCATTTCGAATTGGTGAGCAAGCAGTAGGAGAGGTTACTTCAGAAATGATTTCCTGGAAAATAGAGAAGGATTTCAAGAAATTCGCCAGTCAGTATATGGATCATACAGCTGCGATCAATTACAATAACAAGGTCTGGCTGTCGGTCCCGGACGGTTTCTCTGTAGAATCTAATAATACAATTTACCAGTATGATTACTATACCGGTAAGACTGAAGCATATGAGGGTGCCTGGACCAGGTTCAAGGACTCAGGTGATTTTAATTATTATAAAGTATCAGAATTCGCGTTATATAAAGGACAGCTCATGGCAGGTTGTTCTCGGGAGTCTACAATTTACCAGCTAGACACTAATGAGGTCACCCCAGACACAGGTGACTATCAGTTATCGGAGATTTTATTTAAAACTGTTCCAATATCGGGAACTACGGCTGAGATTGAGAATATTAAAGTATGGCGCTATCTGTGGGTAACCTATGATGCAACATGTGCACCATTTGCCGTGAAAATTTCATATGCGACTAATTTTGGGAAAGTTTTCACCGAACTGCAGGAGTTAGACCTAACTGATGATGATATACCAATTTTTGATTCAAGTGATACTACATGGAATAACTATTACTATAAAGGTGATAACGTGGTTCGGAAAAGATTGGTCTTTCCACCAAATGTTGTCAGCCGTACCATTCAACTACAGATATCTAATGATGATACTGCCAGTGCCTCGCGGGTTGGAGTAAATACGTGGCAAGACTTTAAACTATACAATTTAAAATTGGTATACAGCCTACGTGGCGAGAACCGGGTAGAATAAGGAGCAATACATGGAACCTACTTACCAAAGTACAGGTGATGGACCTGTAAGTGCTGAAAAAAGAGCTGCCCTAAAAGCAGCCGCTAAAGCTAAGGGTGCAAAATTTGTTGGTGATAGCATGACTAGAAACCCTACTACTACTAACGTGAGTACAGGTGATGGACCTGTAAGTGCTGAAAAAAGAGCTGCCCTAAAAGCGGCCGCTGCAGCTAGGGGTGCGACTTTTTCCGGTACCGGTTTGACTAGAAACCTTAACATGAGTACCGGTGATGGGCCTGTAAGTGATGAAAAAAGAGCTGCCCTAAAAGCGGCCGCTGCAGCTAGGGGTGCGACTTTTTCCGGTACCGGTTTGACTAGAACGGATTCCCCTAGTACTAAGATGGCTGCATTACAAAGATCTATTAAAGCTCCTGATCAGACACAGAATTATCAGGATCAGCAGGATATTTTAACAAATGCACCTGTAGCACGTAATATTGCTTCGGATAGATTCCTGGAAGGCCCCCAGGAAAACGGTAATTCCCAATATGATATACAAAGGGCTAAGATAAAAGCAGATACTGCCCAGTCCGATGCAGAAACCAGTAAAGCGATTGCTAATCAAATGTCCCTACAGGGATTTGGTAAGGGATCCGGGATGCTGGAATCTCTCCAGGGCATGGCAGCACTTCAGGGTGCCCTTTCCCGTGGAGAACAGTTAGGTAATATTGGTATTGAAGAATCACAGGCTAATAGTGCTCGTTGGGAAGCTGAACGAGCTAGGATATTTGGGGCTGAGGAGTCCGATATTGATCGTGGGCTTGACGCTTCAAAATTTAAGTCGGAGCAGGAATTTGCAGCATGGGCCGAAGAGGAAGGGTTTACCCAGGAACAGATCCAAAGAGCCTGGTAATCCTCGGAAAATGAAAAGGCTAATACTTTTGATGCAAATTTAGCTATACTTCAAAATAAATTAGTGGGTCAAACTAAGACATTGGAAGCTGGTTTTGAATCCGATGCAGCCACAAAGGCCGGTATGCTGGATTCGTTCTTTGCTAAAGGTCAGGCAGGTGATGAACCTCCTGAGAATATGACCGAGGAACAAAATTATGCTTTTCAAGCTGGAAAATCTGGGCGTTCATATGAGGAAAATAAGCAGGAGACTACAGAAAGAAATGCATACATGAATGCTTTGATCTTGGGATTAGATCCCAACGATGGAGATTATGAAAATAATCTAGCAAGGATTTTTGCTATGTTTGGAAAGACTGGTGACGGGACTGGTGACGGTACTTTATACGATTATGAGGATACACCAGATTTTGATACAACCGGTACCTATTCTACAGGCGGCGGAAATAACCAGTGGCATTTTGGCAAAGAAATTCCAAAAGTTGATTCTTCCGTTACTTTCGCAGGTAAGACTTATACGGTGGTTAGTGAAGTTGCAACATCTAATAAGGGTAATTCTATTTTTCCATGGTTGCCCCAAGATTTAGAAACATCCTACTTTGTTGTTAAGGCCGAGGATGGTCAAAAGTATGTAGTAATACCGGATGGAGCATGGAATGCCCTTGAGGGTAAAGATAGGAACACATGGTTCAATGATGTCGTTGGGGAACGCGTACAGCCCATTCAAATGGCCCCTGGGGGTATAGGTGATCCTAATAAATCAAAAGTTACCAATACTGAAGATACTAAGGATTATTCTGATCCTGATTGGGGATATGATTTCGGCCATATATAAGGAGATATAAATTATGTCAATTTCACTTGCAACAGCATTAATACTAGCGGGTATTGGTGCCGCGGCCAAAGGTACCTCAAAAGGTATTTCCGTTTATAAAGATGGTAAATATCAGGATGAGGTGGAAGCTTATCAAGAAAAGGAAAGAAAGAAAGCAGAACGTGCTTCACGTAGGGCTGCTCTAGCTAGGGCCATAGGTGCAGATACTACATTCATGCCACAGCCGGGTGAAGAAGCTCCCGAGAAGCCGGGTCATATGGCTGAGACCCTACTTGGTGCGGCTGGAGATTTAGTCGGTTCGGTAGGGATGGCGGCAGCTTCAGCTCCTGGGGCCATTGGTGGGGTTACTGGTAAGGGTATTAGTAGAGCCGGTACTAAAGCTATGGGACCCTATTCAAAGAAGTTATTTGAGATGGGAGAATGGAAATGACCCAGTTTGAGAAAGATATTGCATCTCTTCAAAGAATGAAGGATAAAGCCATATCCGAAAAGGATGCTAAAGAAATCGCGAGAGTTATTTCATTAAGTGAATCGGGTGCTCCCGAACAGGATCTTGCTCAAGTCGTACCAGATCCAGCAGAGACTTTTACCAATTTTTCAACACCATCTGCTGGTAGGTCTGGGTATAGTGAGACCCCTAAAGCTTTAAAAATATATAAAGATTATATACTGCCCGCTATGGGCATTGCGGAGGCCATTGCTACCAAGGGAGAGTCTCCTGGTACTACTGCACTAAATCAACAGGCCGTTCTTAACAAGGGCATTGAATCTAATTTTGCCAGGGAACGCCAGGGTAATGCGGATATTGATGCTCGTAAATCAGATGCTTTGAAACGTGCGATGAGTAGACTTAAAATCGGTGAGTCTAAATCTAAGTCTCAAACGGTCAAAGAGGAAAAGGCACTTATAACAGCTTATCGTAATGTTGTGAGAAAAACAAAAGAATCTGGCGATCCTATTGAAACACAGAATCAAGCTATAGGCAAAGCCGCACAAGATTATCGGGATATGTTTCCTAAGGGTGGGACTGTAAATGGAGAAACCTCAGGTATTGGTGGTATGAATCTTAATTCTGCTAAATTTGAAATGGCCTTGAGAAAAGAGGTATCAGCTGATCCACAAGTTAAAGAGTATAAGTCCATTAATGGCCAATATAAAAAATTGGAGGCTGTGTGGGATGATTATATAAGAATGCCCCCTGAACTGAAGAAGAAGCAATCTATGCTTGCTGCAGACCAGGCTATTATCATGATTTTTAATAAAATGTTGGATCCTACTTCAGTAGTTCGAGAGTCAGAATTTGCCCGTACTCCTCAAGCGGCAGCTATAATGGAGCAGATAAAGGGTTGGATACCTAAGCTTCTGCGTGGTGGTGTTGGACTGACCGATATAGATCGTAGAGAGATAGTACGTGCCTCTAAATTAATTAGGGATGCATCCCAGGCGGTATATATAAAAAGATTAAAAGGCTATTATGGCCAAATCTCACAATATGGAGATGTTGGTATATCCCCATCTAGGGTGTTTGATAAATACGCCATGGAATTACTTATAGGTAATACTGATGATGAGGATCAATTTCAGGTTGGAGTTATAT